CGCTGACTTGGCCGAGATGTACGAAGCCGATAACCCAGCTGAACCTGGCACAGTGATGATGTTTGGGGGTACCAAAGAAGTCACTGTGTGTTATAACGATTCCAGTCGAGCCGTGGCTGGAGTTGTTTCTACAAACCCATCCTATGTGATGAACGCCGGCCAGCCCGGAGAACATGTGGTAGCAGTGGCACTGATGGGCCGAGTACCTACCAAGGTAACTGGTGAAGTTAAAAAGGGCGACCTAATGGTTGCTGCCGGTAATGGCCTAGCAAGAGCCGAACCCAACCCTGCAACTGGTGCAGTAATTGGTAAAAGCCTTGAAAACTTTGAAGGCGTTACTGGCGTTATTGAAATTGTAGTTGGACGTCTTTAACACTTGGCACGTATTTGTTTTCGAATGACATTTACTTTGTCTTGAACCACATCAAAATTCACAGTTGACCAAAGACCTGGATGCATGGGTTTGGGCCATGTGCCCGACGCAATCCAGGCATACCCAATGTGTTCATAATTGAGAGTTGGGTGAAACTCTTCTGCAACGCAAGCAAAAAATGTATGATAGCCAAATTGCCCGTCGGGTGAAGTGAATTTTTCTATGGGCACTAGATTAAGGTACTCGGGCATGAATCCCATTTCTTCAACACACTCCCTTGTGATGGTTTCATGCAAACTTTCGTTGGGTTCCATTTTACCCCCGGGTAGTCCCCATGCACCTGGGTGTCGAGGATCATCGCGCATGAGATATAGATATCGTTCAGTTGACACTGAATAAAACCAAACTCCGACTGCGTTCATAAAACCAAACTCCAGTCCCCTCCAGGATACAATCCTTCATAACTCTTGACCCACTCGCCCCGGGTGCCCGCAGGGGAACCTGTGGGAATCCCGGTCCAACGATATTGTAAAGCTGTGGTGAGATTTGTAACATACTGTGTGTTGACAGCAAATGTACTTTCAAACGTGACTTGCCACATAACACCATCATATTCAATTATGTCATTGGCCTTGGCAACAACTTCGCCCCAGTCAGCAGCCGGCACTGAGTTATCCTCAGACCCAATATCTTCTAATATCAAATATCGTTGCCCTGTACTGGCCGCAGGCAAACCTGCTCCTGGGCCCGACAACAGTGGATTAATAACAGCATCTACTGGACTCAGTGTATTTTGGGGAATAGTATCAGGATCCACGTCAAACAACAAGAATCTATCATCGGTGGGATCAAAGCTTACCAGGCCAATGATCTCAGTGTCGTCCCAGGGATTGTCAAGCCGCACTTGGCTGATACCCGAACGCAACACACCGTACATACCTGCCACAGCCGCCCAGTATTCATTGCTAGGTGGTGATGTCTGTGGATCAGTGTTGTCGTTGCCGGGAATAACCACAGCAGATTGTTTTAATACTTGTAACTTGTTGCCCACTAACAGCACTTGATACCCGTAAGGAGTTATCTTTTGACGTGTGCCCAACAACAAATCACTGCTGTTGATTGCATTGTTCAAGTCACCACCTGCATCATACATTGATGCAATGATGCGTTCAACAACACCTAGTTTCTTGACCTTGGCTGGACTTGAAATCCAAATTGGCAATGAGAAAGTCATGGTCATGATGTCAATGGGATTTTCTGTGTTCACAGGAATTGTGCGTGAGCTCCAGGTAACTCGCTCAAGCTGTACCACACTCAAACTGGTCCAGTCAATGTAGTTGTCTGTGCTCTGTATTTCCAGCGCAGGATTAAACAGCGTGGCAATTTGCTCAAACAACTGAAATTTTTGATTGGTGTTAGATGTCCAGAAATCGCAATTCAGTGTCATCAAATACGGCACAGGCATTAGACGTTCGATGCTAAAGGCATTGCCCTGTGTGGTTTCATATGTTTCTGTATCAGCATCGTAGGTGCGTTGACGCACTTGTATCTTGCTCACAAAATACGGTTCCTGCATCCTTGGACGGTCATATTCTAGTGCATTGATATAAAAGGTAATCAGCGGTGTGCTCGGTAGTGAACTGGCTGAGTTTTCTTGTAAAATTGTTTGCGCCTGGCGTGTGGCATCACCATATCGTACAGGGACTCTAATCAATGTGCCGGCATTGGGATTGTTGCTACCATACTCAATTTGAAAATTGCTAAAGATACGAGCAAATTGCAATAAAAATCTGCGTATTTGTTCGTCGTAGAAGAAGGACTGCACTTAGACCACCTTTCCGTAATATTTTAATCTTGCTTGGCTCATTTTTTCTTTAGTCTCGTTGTTATGTGTTTTGCCCTTCATTGGGCCACCATCACGTCGTTTCCATCCGCCAACTTTGGTTGTAGCGTGTCGAAGCTTTTGTGCAACTTTCATTTTTTCTATACTTTCGGAACTGTGTGTTTTATTTCCGCCTGCTTCGCGGTTGTTATACACAGTAATGCCTTGCGCTCTATAGTAGTTAAGCCAGTATTCTTCTTTGGCATTTAACTCATCTACGGATTCTGCACTGTCAATAATGTTCCATACAAACGATTTATCTCCGTACTTTCTAATACTGTCAAGCAAATAACTTTTCTTACCACGACGAGCGTCAGCTAGATGTGCATACCAGCGCATCTTGGGATTTAATTGAACAGTTTGCCCAATATATATTTTGCCGTTCACGGTATTCGTTATTGTATAAATGTGCATCCTTTATTTATGCGTCAATATAAAAGAATTGTTGCATTGTTTATCGTCCTGGCGGTCTTGGATTGGCAGGCTTGTTTCCGTTTTGGTCGCCATTGTCTGCACGGGGTTTGAGAATCTCGCTCAGGCTCTGACGACTTGGGATATTGCCCAAGTCTGTTGTTGGCACAGTGTATGTATTGTTTACAAAGCCTGACCGTAAAGTTTGATTCATTGGGCCATTTGTGAGATTTGTTCTAACATTGTCTTCAATCTTGATCCAGCCAACGCCGTTGTAACGGAACAGTCGATTGGGGAAATAATCCAATCGCAAGCAGTACTGACCGTTAGTGGGGCTAACAGGGAAACTGACTCCGGGCGTTACTGGCAAGCCGTTGGGCGCAATACCGTCACCAGTCAAGTAGCCCATGGTATAACCATCTGCTCTTGGGCTAACAGCAGCCTGTGATGAATTGATATATGTTGAATCCACAGTAATTGTGGCCGCACCACTGGTGGAAAATGTCACTACGTCATTTGTGTCAAAAACTTGCAATACCCAGGCTGAGCCATCGTATTGATACAGCCTGCTGGGGAAGAAATTCAAACGCAATGCATAGTCATTTGTGCTTGGCAACATTGGGAACGCAAAACCAATTGCGGCAGTGATAGGAGCCTGGTTGGCAATAGTAACTGTTCCAATACTGTATTGTTCAGTTACACTTTGAACTGAATTCAAAGTGTATGACACTGTTTCGGTATCGCTCAATGATTGTTGCATCCATGTGGTGCCGCTGTACTGGAACAATCGACTGGGAAAATAGTCCAACCGCAACGAGTAGTCTCCGGCAGTGGGAGTCACTGGAAATTCAATACCAATGGCAGCATCGATAGGTGATGCAGTGCCAATAGTTAGCGTACCCAGAGAGTATTGCGCAGGAGTAATAACAGGTTGTAGTGCATAATCATTTGTCAAACCAGATGCTGTAAACGTAATATTATCTGACTCACCTAGTACTTCTGCAATCCATGTGGTGCCGTTGTATTGGAATAGTCTGCTGGGGAAGAAATCCAAACGCAATGCATAATCGCCTGCTTGCGGATTGGATGGAAATACCACACCAATTGTTGAGCTGACTGGAGCTTCACCAGATCTGGTCACAGTACCAGTTGTGTAATTGGCTGTAAATGCCACAGTGGGTTCGCCGTCTGCACCGTCGGCTGTGACGTTAGTAGGAGTAGCAGGAGTCCCATCTGCGTTTGTGGGAAATATAAAGAACTTTACTGTATCGTACCCTGACAACGGTACTTCAAGTTCAGCTTGCGCCAATAGTGCATCATTGATTGCAAGATCTTTGGGCCTAGTGCTGGCCACGTCTGCTTCAGTTGGTGGATCAATTGGTTGCCAATAATTGGTATTGGTGATTTCGGTGCCCACAGGAGTATCGACTATGGCTCGATAATAGTTGTCGCCGAAGTTCACAATACTACCGGCTGGGTAAAAATTACCTGGATCCCAGATCTGTTCTGACACAAATGGTTTGTTAATAATTTCTTGATATTCTTGCGCATTGACCATGGGAGTGGCCTTGACACGCCACAAATGTGGCAACCAAGTTTGGGAGAAGCCTTCGCTGGCAAAGTTGGCATCTTGAATAACATAATATCTTGGTAGTGCCCGTGGGATAGCAGTGTCAAGAGGATTGATATCTTTTAAGTTTGGTACTTCAATAACATCGCCCACCATGAGCTTGCGCCCAAATGTGTCAATCATGTCATTGTAGTGAAATGTGATAAACAGTGTGTCATTGTTTAAAAACAATCCAAACTGTGTTAGGTCAAAATCAATGTCTTGCGCTCGATATACACCGCGCATGACATAAACATCAGGATCATAAGCACGATCTCTATTTTCCAGCAACAGCAAGTCTTGAATAAACAGCGGATCTGTTGTGGAGTATTGAGGTTGGGTAGCATCATAGTTACCGCTTTCTAACGAATCCTCGCCAGCGGTTCTTGGACCTAGATACTTGTGAATGTAGAGATCCAGACCACCCACGGTGTACATTTCCGAGATGGTTTTGTCAAAAAATTTGTAATCGTTCGTCCTATTGGGACGCCACATACTGAGTCTAGGCATAGTGCAGTATTTATAGATAATTAGGTTGACCAGAAATACCCAAACTGCTATAATTATGACTTAACAACAAAGGAGCCCACATGCTTACCAGCGCACAGTCAAAACAAATTAATAATACTAAAGTTTACACTTTAGATTATGAGACAGAAGCCATGCAAAGCTACAATGCAGGCGAGGGTGATAAAATGGATCAGCTTGAGGCCCGTGCAGATGCCATCATCACCGAACTCACCAGCTACGACATGCGTGACGATTTAGGCGGTATCACAGTGTATTTTCGAGGTAAAACTTTAGTAGCATTTTATGATTACGAGCAGTTTCGTGGTACTGTGTTCTAAAAACAACACATTTAGCAGTGATTGACAGCAAAATCAATCACTGCTATAATTACACAGTTATTCAAATACAGGAGCCCGCATGACAGTAGCAACAAAATCTATAAAATTGTTAAACCCACGTAGTGCAGATACCAATGTCATGGGTCCAGAGCCCACGTGGCGAGTGCAACCCACTGACAATCGTTTTAGTGCTCTAAGCAAGGCGTTCTCCTGGTACAACTATTTTTACGGCAAGAAAGATGCCCGTGATATGATTGTTAACTATCTGGAATTGCATGACCGCAAAGGGGATGTCCGTCTCTTGCGTGGGGTGCCAGATTCAGCAATTAGACTCACAACAGGGTGGCTGTGCCGTATGAGCATGGTGGGACTAGAGCTTAACGATCATGAACAGATCAAGCTAGATAACTTGCTTCGAGAACTTCTGGAAACAAAACAAATTGAAGTAGCGGAAGAAGCGGTTGTAGAAGATGCTGTACCCAGAATTACGATTCAAGATCGTTTGCGTGAAAAGGTGTCAGAATGTGCAGGCGAGATCGACGGCTTGTTTGACGATTTCATTGCATCAGGTGCCAAACTCACGGCAGACTACAAACCCGTAGTACTCATGCGTTCGATGAACATTGCCCCACAAATGGTGAACGACATCAAACAAATTTGGACCCGTAAACTCACAGAGTTTGATGAAGCAGTGGCAGGCAAAGATGCAGACTTGGTACAGGGCTATGGCTACCTTTCTAAAATACAGTTAAAAAATTGCGTAAAGTTCTGTGAGCTTGTGATTTCGGACTGTGGTGCCTATGTA